GTAATGAGTATGTTCCTGTTTTATGTTTTCATAGTTCAGAGAAAGGTTCCTTTGGTGCTTGGTTTGTGGAAACAGACGGTGAAGACTTTGATGAGTTTAAACTTGGAGTTGGTGTAGTTGAAACAAATTTAGCAGAATTTGTTGATGCTGTATTTTATGACAAAGTAGAATTAGATACTGACTATGATTATATGGACAGCACCGGTAAAAGTTATGATGCCCAAGTAGGCTGGTTAAATACTAAGTGGCATGATACTGAAGAACTAGTTGCTGAAAACATGGAAGAATATCTTGCTGAATTTGAAGAAAATGCAGAATGGGAAAGGGAAAATAGATGAAACGAATATTAATTTTTGGGCTACCAGGCTCAGGTAAATCTACTCTTGCAAAAAGACTAGTTGAAATTTTAGGCAATGCAGATTGGCATAATGCAGATGATGTGCGTAAAACATTTGAAGATTGGGATTTTTCAGACGAAGGAAGAAAAAGACAATCATTACGAATGAGAGATTATGTCCGCAAAAGTGTTGCTAAAGGTAATTATGGTGTAGCAGATTTTGTCTGCCCAACTAACGAACTTAGGGAATTAAATGTACCTGAGTATGTTATATGGATGGATACTATTAAAGAAGGCAGATACGAAGATACTAATAATTTATTTGAAGAGCCAAGATTTGATGGAGTAAAAATAAATGCTATAATCAGGAAAGAGGACTGGTGGACTGAAGAGCTAGTGGAAGAATGGGCTAGATTACTTGCAGTTGATATAAAAGACCATGAGTTCCAACCTAAAGAACCTACTACTCAACTACTAGGAAGATTTCAGCCATGGCATGAAGGACATCAAAAGTTGTTTGAAAGAGCACTTGATAAACACGGACAGGTGGCAATACTTGTTAGAGATATGCCTTTAACAGATGATAATCCTTGGCATACTGATAAGATTTGTGAAAACATTGAAATAGCATTGGCCGAACATGCTGGTAAGTTTAGATGTTATCCTGTGCCTAATATTATGAATATTACTTATGGCAGAGGTGTAGGTTATAAGATTGAAGAGGAAGTTCTCGATGAGGAAACACAACAAATTAGTGCAACAAAAATCAGAGAACAAATGAGAAAGGATGGAGAACTATAACCATCCTGCTTATACTAGGTATCCACATTTGAAACCACAGCCTACTGATGCACAATATACAGATTGGGAAAAGTGGTTTGCGTGGAAACCTGTAAAACTATTGTCAGGCAAGACAGTATGGTTGCAAAAAATATATAAAAGAGAAAGGACGGTACAATGGGTACCTCCTACTTTCCCTGAAGGATCGTTTGATCGTATTGAATATTCTACTTGGGAAGACATAATGGAAAACAAATTTAAATAGGAAAACAAAAAATGTACGAATTTACAAGTGAGAGTGTTAGTAGTGGGCACCCAGATAAAATAGCAGACCAAATATCAGATGCGGTTGCAACATACCTAATAGATAAAAATATTAAACACAGAGCGGCTGTGGAAACATTAGTTACTACAAATATGGTAACTTTAGCCGGAGAATATAAAAGCAATAAAGCAGACAAAGTTTATATAGAAAAATTAGTCAGAGCTATAGTAAGAGATATTGGATACGAGCAAGACGGATTTCATTGGGAAAGATTAAAAGTTTATAATGAACTACATGGACAAAGTCCAGATATAGCACTAGGCACAGATGATTTTGGAGCAGGAGATCAAGGCATCATGTTTGGATATGCATGTAACGAAACTCCTAATAATATGCCTAGTGCAATTTATTACAGTCACGAAATATTAAAGGCATTAGAAACCGCTAGAACAAATGGTGCAACATGGCTAGGTCCAGATAGTAAAGCCCAGGTAACCTATTATTATGATAGTATTGGAAAGCCAATGTATATTAAATCTATCGTATGTAGTACTCAGCATAGTGATGACCTAAGTATAGAAGAGGTCAGAGAACGTGTGACGGATATTATTTTGCCTGTGGTAAAAGATCAAATACATGTACTTAAAACAGTATGGCATATAAATCCCACAGGTAGATTTGTAATTGGAGGACCAGACGGAGACACTGGCCTAACAGGTAGAAAAATTGTTGTAGATACTTATGGTGGCTATGCTCCACATGGCGGCGGAGCCTTCAGTGGCAAGGATTGTACTAAAGTAGATAGAAGTGCCGCCTATATGGCCAGGTACTTAGCAAACAATGTTGTTGGTTGTGGTCAAGCAGATAATTGTACGGTACAATTAAGTTATGCTATTGGTGTTAAAGAGCCTACTAGTGTATATGTATATGCTGACGGTGAAGTAAGACAAGATTTATCAGAAAGTATAATTGATAAAATTGACTTAACGCCAAAAGGTATTATAGATAAGTTTGACTTATTTAATTTAGATTTAACTAAAACAACTAACTATGGTCATTTTGGTAAGAGAGATATGTTATGGGAAAAAATAAATTTATGGACTTAAAGGAAAGTATAAGAACTGTTCCAGATTTTCCTATAAAAGGAATACAGTTCAGGGACATTACAAGCCTATTAGAACGCCCAGAAGCGTTCAACAAAGCACTTATAGACATGACTGCTAGTTGTATGATGTTTAATGCAACAAAGTTAGTAGCAATAGAAAGCAGAGGATTTTTATTTGCCAGTCCTATTGCTAGAGATATGGAGTTACCATTAGTACTTGCAAGAAAACCAGGCAAGTTACCTAACCCTACATGTAGTAAAGAATACGAATTAGAATACGGAACTTCAGAATTGCATATACAAAAATGTTCTGAATTGACAAAAGAGGATAAAATTGTTATAATAGATGACCTTATAGCAACGGGTGGTACTGCTATTGCCTGTGCTCAATTAATAAGTGAATCATTTAATATATCTAAAGACAATATATTAGTACTAGCAGTAATTGATCTTCCTGATTTAGGCGGGTCTAAACTAATAAAACAAACAGGCTATAATGTAGAAACAATAGTTGAGTTTGAAGGAGAATAATATGGAAATAATTAACTGTATACTAGGAATAATTTTAGTAATAGGTGCAGGAGTATTTGCATGGACATCAACAGTAATGGTATCAGAACGTAAAGCAAGATATAAAGCAGGCACACATGATTATTATGACAATGAGATAAAGAAGTAATGCCTAAGAAACCTCAAATACCATTAAAAGATATAATGGCGGCAATTGACAAAAAGGATAGAAACTTTTATAATAACTTATCTGATGAAGGTAAAAAGGCCTTTAGTGCCTGGATGATGATGAGGTATTGTAGTAGTGTGCAAGGCAGAGATGCCGCAGACTATATTTTTATGACAAATGAATGTGTAAATTATCAGTTTAGTGAAGTTAGTAAACATCCTGAACTGCAATGGTTATTATTAAGTGTTTGTGGTACAGGAAAAATACAGTTTCATCCATACTTAAAACCGCCTAACAGCAGAAAAAAGAAAAGTAAGGTATTTGATTTTATATACGAAACATTCCCTCACATGAAAGCGGAAGACATTAATAACTTAATATCATTAAATAGTAAAGAAGATCTAAAAGCAATGGCTCAAGATCATGGATATGATGACAAAACAATCAAGGACATCTTTGGAAAATAAATGTAAATGGTGCGAAAAAGTATTTATGAGTGAAAGAACTCTAAGTGCTCATATGTGTGTAAAGAAAAGACGTTGGGCTGACAAGGATCTTACACATATAAGATTAGGCTATAGAGTATTTCAAATGTTTTATGAGTTAAACACTCAAGTAAGTAAACCTAAAAGTATGGAAGACTTTATTAAGAGCCAATACTATGAAGGATTTACAAAGTTTGGTAGAAGTTGTGTGGTTAATGAATATCTACAGCCTGAAAAATTTGCTGAGTGGTTAATTAAAGAAGGTAAAAAATTAGCAGACTGGCATAAAGACAAAATGTATGATGAGTTTTTACTTACCTATGTACGAAAAGAACCAGGACTTAAGGCATTAGAGCGTACTATAATATATTTTAATAAGTGGAGTGAAGAGACTGAAAATGATTGGCAAGATTATTTTAAAATAGTAACACCAGCAAGAGCAGTACATGATATTAGAAGTGCAAAAGTAAGTCCTTGGGTGTTGTATTTAAGTGAAACAGGTGGAGAATTACTTACAAGATTTAACGATGAACAAGTTGAAATGATAAAGCACATTATAGATACAACATTTTGGATGAAACAGTTTGGGCATAACAGAGAAGAAGTAGAAGAAATTAAAACAACATGCGAGGTAGCAGGAATATGAAAGACTTAATAGAAAAAACATCACAATGGCATCATGACAGAAACTTAATTGATGGTGCAACAAGTAAGGACCAAGTATTAAAATTAATACAAGAGGTTGGAGAACTTTCAGATAGTGTATGTAAAGGAGAAGATGTAAAAGATGACATAGGAGATTGTCTTGTTATTCTTATCAACATTGCTGAAAGAGAAGGTACAACATTAGAAGAATGTTTGGCAGTAGCATATGATGATATTAAAGACAGAAAGGGTCGTATGGTAGACGGAATATTTGTAAAAGAAGAATGAATAAGAAACAAGAATTACTAACTATCACAATGGAAGAGTGCGGAGAATTGGTACAGGCTTGTAGTAAACTAATTAGATTCGAAAAAGATAGATGCCCAGATGATATGAGCAACTTACAAGATGAAATTGGCGATTTGATGTGTATGATTGAATTATTAAAAAGAGATGGATTTGTTACAGAACAGCAAATAAAAGACAGAATGTTTTTAAAAGAACAAAAATTAATGAAGTGGAGCTCGTTATTTAATGAAGATTGATTTTGATGTAGATATAGATATGGCTAATAGAGATGACTTTTTAAAAGTTATTAGCCATACACCTGCAAGTATTGAAAAGGATGGTAAGTTTACCAAGCACAATACTGGTGTCTACTTTCAAAATATTCCTAAATTTCCCTTACAAGGCTATAGTACAATAGATCATAAACAAGCAGAACAAGAGGGTTGGTTTAAAGTTGACTTTTTAAATAATCATGTATACACTAATATTGTTGATGAAACACATTTAGATAAATTAGTAAACACAGAGCCTATGTGGGAACTATTTGAACATAGAGAAGTTGTAGAACAATTATTTCACATAAGCAATCATTTTGAAATTTTAAAACAACATCCTCCTAAAAGTTTAGAACAATTAGCAATGATACTTGCAATTATAAGACCAGGCAAAAGACATTTAGTAGGTAAAACTTGGGAACAAATAGAAGCAGATGTTTGGGTAAAGCCTAATGATGATAGTTACTTCTTTAAAAAGAGTCATAGTTATGGCTATGCTTTAGCAATCATTGTACAACTAAATAGGATTTGTGAAGGTTAGTCAGTTTTACGAACTAGTTGAACACCACGTCTTTTAATTCTTTTTCTAATTAAATTTTGCAACGACGTCATAGGCCCAAATAAAACTTCTACATCTTTCATTACAAATGTAGATAAGAAAGGAATAAATTCTTTCATTTCATGGTTTAAGAAAATATCTATAGGCAGTTGTCGGTTACTTTCCCACCACCACATATCTCCATACTCTAAAAATCTTCTTTTAAGTTCTATGGTTGATATTTTACTGATGTCATAAAAAGTACAAATAGCATTATCATGATTGACTACTATGCCCACGTACTCATTACCGCCATATGTTATGCCTGTGAGGAATGGGTATCGCTCTTGGGCTTCTGCTATAAGGTCTTCTTTATCCACAATGTTATTTATGTAAAGATGTGATAAATACTACAATATAAAGAGTAAAAAAACCTTATGAGTTACGGAGATCACAAATTATTTTTATACGACGAGGTAGTTGATCTTGTGATTGGCTCTGATGGATTATACGTGGACAATAGGCCTATGAACAATAAAAGACTAACAGCACATAAAGGATTATCTAATGAGTTAATCTTTAATATAAGAAATAAAGACAGAAAACTACAAAATGTAAACTCTGACATTCTAAGAGCAACATTATTTAATAATCTTTCAGGTAAAAGAATATTTACCAGAGTTTTAGAGCACACAGGAACAACTGGGCAAGTAAAACTTAATATGGCAGAAGGAGATCTTACGAATGTAGACCAAGGTTTATATCAGTTATACATTTCCAGAGAAACTTCAGAAGGTTCAGAGCTTCCTGTATTTGCAGACCAAAACAACAATATAAAGTTTGATATAGAGATAAAAGATCAGACTAAACAAACACCTGTTGATACGCAAACAGCAAATGTAAGTCAATTTATGCAAGTTACAAATACTAATAATGGAGATAATTCAAATGTGTTTGTGACATCTGCTCTTAAAGGCAATCAAAAAAGAAACTTTACTTCCTGCTTACATAGTATTGCAATTCATCCTGATACATTTACAGGAAACTTTTCAATACAAGCAAGTTGTGTAGAAAATACGCCTAATACAGCAAACAATAGCAGTGATTGGTTTAATGTTGTAAGTAATGTTTCTTTAACGTCTAATTCTACAATATATCACCATACTTTTCAAGTTAATGCAAATTATGTAAGAGTATTGAGTGAACCCACCGCAGGAAATATATCGTTAGTACAATTAAGAAATTAATTGACTTTTACATACTTTTCGTGTATAATTAATGCATGGATATAGACTTTTTAGTAGAAAAGGTGCATCGTCTCCTTTTGGATAATCTTCCAATAAGAACTAGTAAAACACCTAGTGGCTGGAACACTATGGATTGTCCTATGTGTTCGGATAAAAGGAAACGTGGGGGTTTAATTACAACTGGTGCAAAAATATCCTATAATTGTTTCAACTGCGGTTATACTACAGGCTGGGAACCTAATCCTACACTTGGTAAAAAGTATAAACAATTAGCAACGACACTAGGTGCTGATCAGCAAGACATACATAAAGTTACAATAGAATTATTGAAGTTTGCAGAAGAATTAGAAACAGAAAGTGCTACAGACTATGTTTATAATTTACAAAAATTTAATACAGAAAAAATTCCTGAATCAGCAACAGCAGTTGATGACTTGCCAGAAGATCATGCTGTAAAGGAATACGCAAGGCAAAGAGGACTACTTGGTCTATATCCACTGCTATACTTTGATGAGAAGTTATACAAGCAAAGATTGGTAGTCCCTTTCACTTATAATAACGAGGTGGTAGGCTGGACAGGAAGGCATGTAAGCCCTCCTAACAAACAAACGCCCAAGTACTTACACAAGATGCAACCTGGATATGTTTTTAACATAGATAGATTTGCAGACAGTAAAAGGGAAATTGTTATTGTAACAGAAGGAGTATTTGATGCGATACTAGTAGATGGTGTTGCAATACAAGGTAATAGTGTAGGCCCCGAACAAGCACATTTAATTGAAAAATTGGGCAAAAGAATTATAGTATGCCCTGACAGAGATGAAGCAGGTATAGAGTTGATGTTGCAGGCCGCTGAACTAGGGTGGGAAGTAAGTTTCCCGCCTTGGCATGTGGATTGTAAAGATGCCGCAGATGCAGTTAATATGTATGGAAGATTAGCAACAGTGAGCAGTATAATAAAACATGCAACTAACAATAAACTTAAAATAGAAGTAAAGGCAAAAATGTTATGAACAAAAAGTTTAATCATTGGAAAAAAGTTTGCAAGTTACATTGGAAGGAAATTGTCGCTATGTCTATAGCATTACATTGGATTGTAGACTTGTTAATTTTAGGACCAATAGTTTTCTTTTTAGGGTATATGTTTGGAGTACATGTAGGACAGTAATATGAAATTATATGTAAACGGTTGTAGTTTTAGTCATGGTCATAAAGACTTTAAAATTAAAGACGGAGTATCTGATATATCTCCTGACTGGGCATGGCCTATGCTTATGAAAGAACATTTTGATGAAGTTGTGTCAGAAGCATATAGAGGTTCTAGCAATCACAGAATTATAAGACGCAGTATAGAATATTTAAATACTATAGATAATCCAGAAGAATGGACAGTTGTAATACAGTTTGCAAATATAGATAGACAAGAATATTACGATGAGGATTTAAAATGCTGGATAGGTCATATAGTAGATGATCCTTGTATTGATGATAAAGCATCTCCAATAGGAAATGATAAATTAAACAACAAATTAAATTATAAAGCATTTAAAAATTATTGTACGTTGGTCAATAATCAAAAAAGTGTTATTACAGATTTAGTACTTCAAGTAATGGCATTTCAGGGATTCTGTAAAATAAAAGGATTTAAAAATGTATTTTATACTGGACAAAGTAACCAAACAATGCTATCATATTATTTACAAAATCAAATATTAGATGGTTTAGCACATAATATAGATACATCAAATTTTTTATTACCTATATCATATGTAACAAGAGGTTATGAAGAAAGTCCTACAGATGGACATCCAAACGAAGCAGGTCATGAGCTATTTGCAAGATATATAATTAATGAGATACAAAAATGAGCGATTTAACAAATTACAACGAAGAAACACAGGAACTATTTTTAAGATTTTTACTTAGCGACAATGACTTGTTTGCTAGATGTCAAAACATAGTAAAGCCTGAGTTTTTTAATATAAAGTATAGAAAAGCAATTGAATTGTTTTTAAGTCATTCTACTGACTTTAATAGTATTCCAACACCAGAGCAGGTAAGTGCGGTGTCTGGTATGCATTTAGATATTATTCCAAATGTCACACCTGATCATCATGAATGGTTTTTAAAAGAGTTTGAAACTTTTTGCAGACACAAAGCATTAGAAAAAGCAATTATTGAAAGTACTGACTTGTTGGAAAAACAAGACTATGGTACTGTGGAAAATAAAATTAAAGATGCAAGTCAAGTTGGACTTGTGAAAGATTTAGGATTAGATTACTTTGAAAATCCCAAAGAGCGACTACAATGGATTAAAGATCAAAGTGGAGCAATTAGTACTGGTTGGAAAGGAATAGATCATAAATTATATGGTGGATTAAACAGAGGCGAAATGACTATCTTTGCTGGTGGTTCTGGTGCTGGTAAGAGTTTATTTTTACAGAACTTTGCGGTTAATTGGGCATTGGCAGGTATGAATACTGTTTATATCAGTTTAGAGCTTAGTGAACAACTTATTAGTATGCGATTAGACAGCATGGTAAGTGGATATGGCACAAAAGAAGTTATGCGTAATATGGACGATGTAGATTTAAAAGTTCGTATGAAAGCCAAAGGTGCAGGTAGACTTAGAGTAAAACAGATGCCAAATGGTGTAAATGTAAATGATATTAGAGTATTTTTACGTGAATATGAAATATCTTGTGGTGAGAAAGTGGATTGTTTACTGGTAGACTATCTGGATTTAATGATGCCTATCAGTGCAAAAGTAAGTGGTAGTGATTTGTTTATTAAAGACAAGTATGTATCTGAAGAGTTGCGTAACTTAGCAATGGAAAGAGATTTATTATTTGTTACAGCATCGCAGTTAAACAGAGGTGCAGTAGAGGAAATAGAATTTGATCATCATCATATTGCAGGTGGTATTAGTAAAATACAAACAGCAGATAATGTTGTGGGTATTTTTACAAGTAATGCTATGCGAGAAAAGGGTAGATATCAAATACAGTTTATGAAAACCAGAAGTAGTAGTGGTGTAGGTACTAAAGTAGACTTAAAGTTTGACCCTGATACATTAAGGATTGAAGATTTACAAGAAGGTGATGAAGATGCAATGACAATGACTACTAGTAGCCTTGTAGATCAACTAAAACATAATAATTCCATTAAAGCAGAAGAGCCTGAAGCAAAGGATGTCATATCAGGTGCAATGAATATGAGAGAGTTCTTTAAAAAGAATGATCAATAAAATGATAAATAGCATTATACATTTTTATTGGAGAAACTGTGAGAAAAACTCGTAGTATTTTAGAAGAGCTTAATCAAATATCTGTAGATCGTGATAGAGATCATGTCGTGTCTAACAGAGGTGAGCATATTATATCTAGTGCTATTAGCCTGTTAGAGCAAATTGATACTTATTATGATGAAGTAACTGCAAAGGATCTACAAAATAGATTAGTAAACAGTATAAAAGGCCGAGATGGCAAAAAGTTCTCCAGAGGTATAACTAAAATAATTAAAGAAGCCCAAAAAGAGAACAAAGATGCTAATTAATGAAATCGTTATTGTAGAAAAGATAAACTTTGATCCAAATAAAGTACAAAATACCAAAGGACCAGATGGCACATTATATAAATGGGATAAAAATGATCAATCATTTACAGCACCTAATGGTGAAGAGGTGCAAAGTAATACTTTATTATACAGGGACCTCATAAAAGCAAACCCAAAAGCAACAGGAAAATTACCAGGCGGTCTATTGAAAAAAGGCGCTAGGCTAGTTGGCCTAGGTGGTGTAGGTAAAGCATCAAGAACAGACCCAAATGCTGGAATAATGCAAAAAACTTTAGGCACAGTTGGTGATGCTATAGGTAAAGGCTTGAGTAGTTTAGCAAACCTTGGCAGAAAAAATAAACAGCAAGGTACAACACAACCTGCTTTAAAAAAAGGTGACAGAGTAAGTTTTATATCTAATCATGCAACTTCCAAAGGTAAGCAAGTAATGGCAACAGTAATAGGACAGAGTGCAAATAATCCAGAGCATTATCAAGTAAAATCAGATACAAATCCCAATCCTTTCCTCATACCAGCAAATAGATTAACAAAGATACAGGCGTAAACGTGAAATTTGCAGACCTTACTGAAAGTTTCGTAAAAGAAATTATCTTAGAAGCAGAGGGTAAAAATACTCATTTAGAGCATCTGGAAGATAATATCTTTAACAGAGGAATAAAAGGTGCCAAAGAAGCAGTTGACTATCTATATAGTTTACATGACATGCTTGAAGGAAACTCAAAGACACCTATAAGCATGACAACAAAATGGGACGGTGCTCCAGCCATAATTGCCGGTAAAGATCCGGAAACAGGAAAGTTTTTTGTGGGAACCAAGGGCGTATTTGCAAGAAATCCAAAAATAAATTTTACAGACAAAGACATCGAACAAAATCATCCTAACGAAGGGTTACAGGAAAAATTAAAAACTGCATTAAGATATTTAAGGAAATTAAATTGGAATACCGTTGCACAGGGAGATATGCTGTATTCAAAAAGCGATTTACAGACTAGTACAATAAATGGAGAAGATGTATTATTGTTTAAACCAAATACAATAGTTTATGCAGTACCTACTGATAGCGATTTAGCAGAACAAATTAGTAAATCTGAAATGGGTATAGTATGGCATACTGAGTATCCTGGAGGCCCTACATTAGCAGATACCCAAGCAAAATTTGGATTTGATAGTAGCCAATTAGGTAATACACCTAGTGTATGGCACAGAGACGCAATAATTAAAGACTTTAGTGGTACAATTACATTAACTAAAGAAGAAAGTAGTGATGTTTTAGATGCAATAAGTATGGCCAACAATTATTTAAAAACAATAGACTCAGATACATTTAAATGGTTAGAACAAGGTAATGATTTAATAGGAAAAGATTTTTTACAGCAACTTAAAGCTCATGTAAATAATAATATTAGAGCAGGTGCATTTGACGAGCCTACAAAATTTGCACAAGGATTTGTACAAAAATATATAGACTTTATGCAAAAGAAAATAGATGGATATAAGACACAGGCTAAACAGGATGAAATGACAGACAAGTTAGTGCAGGGTGTTAAATTCATAAAGCAAAATGTACCACAAATAGTTGCAGTATATGATTTATACTTAAAAATTATAGAAGCAAAAATTAAAATAGTTAAAAAATTAGAAACAATTAGACAATTACCTACATTTAAGGAAACTGAAAACGGATATGAAGTAACAGGCGAAGAAGGATTTGTTGCTGTAGACAGAATGGGTAACGCATTAAAATTAGTAGACAGATTAGAGTTTAGCAGACTAAACTTTGGTACAGGAATGCCAGGAAAGTAATATGGATTTCAAGTTAATAGACAAAGAAATATCAGAAGCAAGGTTGTATAGAACTACATCAGGTTTTAATCAACTCACTGGTGAGTCTGTGTCTGAATTATTATACCTTAATACACTTATTACATATTTGATGTATAAAGATGAAAAACAACAGGATTATGCAAAGGCTTATGCAAAGCAAAGTACTCAATATGGAAAATACACACTATTTAGAAGTCATGCTACTGATTTATACTTATTGGCTTATGTGGCTAGTAATCCTGATACTAAAAGTGTAAAATTACGAAGCCAACGCAGTAGTAGAAAATATTTAGAAAATTTAAATTTTGATAAAAGAACTCATTGGCAATTTATGTTTAAACTTGCTAACGGCAGAATTACAGATACTGTAGCAAGTCCGTATATGTTTAGATTGGAAAGCCAACTAAAAATTAGAAAGTCTATGTACAAGCAGTGGCGTAGATTAATAATGGATTGGGAAAATTTAAGATATATACAAAGACAAAGTGTCACAGCAAGAATAGTACAAGAGCTTAGACGTTTAGGCAGAGGCAGTGAAGTTATGACACCACTTACGTCTATGCTTAAATATAAAAAATATAGGGTTGCTGATGTACCTAAAAAAGTAGATCCTATGAAAAGATTGGCAGGTACAGCCGCAGGTGCTGTAGCAGGAAGATATGTAGGCAAAAAAATTGCTAAACGTTTTGGTAAAGATGTAGATAAATATAAGAAAGCAGGAACTGGACTAGGCGCAATAGCAGGTTATTGGGCTAGTGGAAGACAAAGACAAAAATGAAAATATATGAAATTGTAGAGGTAGCACAAACAGGTGATAGAGCAGCCAGAGCCTCTGAGCAATCAAGAGCCAGGCTAGAATATGTTGAGTTAAAAAAGTTTAGCCAAGAATTTGCAAATGAGTTTATGAAGCAGTTCAACTCAATGGGACAAAAGAGTGTTGATATGGCATATCAGAAAGCCGCAACTGTTAGAGACTTTGGAATATCTAAAGCAGATGCATCAGCATTAGGTAGAGTAGATCGTGATTCAAAAGAGTATAGAGACCGAATGAATGCCTTTATTTCTGCTATGCCAGAAAAATATAAAAAGAAAGGTCAAACTAATTATCAACAAACAACTACTCCTGGAGTTAGAGGTGGCCAAATTGGTAATACAAATGCAGTTAAACCTGGTGCAATGAAAAGAGTCACAACGGCTGTAAAAAAAGGATATGCAGATTTAAGCAAAGGTGTAAGCCATAATTTTAGTAAAGGCTTAGGCATTGGAAGGGAAATAGCACGAAACTTAATAAGCCAACCTGCAATCCCTCAACTTTCAAGTAAACAAAATCCTGGCAAGAAGCTCTAAAAAATCTTTTAAATTAGATAAATATATGTAACAACGATTAAATCGTTATATTAATTAGGAGAATTAAAATGGCACAAGCAGATAGAAGAGCGGCGGCGGCTGGTGAGTTTATTGGTAAAGATGTATTCCTTAAGAGTTTTACTCAACAATCAGGAAACATTTCAGGAACTCAATTAACAGCATTAGTTAGCTCAGTACAAAATTTAAACCTTTCAGTATTAAAAGTTGGCGCAGTAAGTGGTGCGGCAGTTAATATGATTGTAGAAGGTGCAGACAACTTAGCAAACGGTGACCTAGCAGGACACGTTATTGCAGACGTCTCATTCTAAGTTAAATTAAACTTAAAAAATCCTCACTAGTTGGGGATTTTTTTTGATTAAAAAATGATAAATAAGTGTAACGGAGTTTAAATACTCCATAATTTATTAGGAGAATAACATGGCACAAGCAAACCCAAATGCGGCAGTTAGAACTGCAAACGGATTCGTAGGAACTACACATATTTTGTCAGTTACTGACGTATCAGTTAACTCAGTTGAAGCAGTATGTACTGAAGCACAAAATGAAGGTTTTGTTGTTGTAGCAATTGAAAATGACGTAGCAAATGACGGATGTCATATTGCTGTACAAGGCGCAGGCGCAACACCGTCTTTCACAGGTGCAACATTAGTAGTAACATTTAGTTAATACTAAGATAAAATCAAAAGAAGGCAGTTTAACTGCCTTTTTTTATGGCTACAATATCTGAAATATAATTACGCAAAGTGGATAAATAGTAGACACAGACACAATATTGGAGAAAATATGACGGCAGGACAAAGAGCAGGAGCAATGGGTAGCAGTGAAGTGCTATCAAGCAATATAGAATATTATACTTTGTTTACCTCATTGGATATCACAAGAACAGGTGATTTTAGTGATGATACACAGAAAGATTTTGAGAGTGTAGTACAGGTTATAGGATTAAGAGCACAACCAGTTGTAATGAATAATCCTGTACCATTAAGTGGCACAGGCGCACAGTTAATAGAAAATTATGGCGCACCTAGTTTAACAGGAGCAGGTTGGATATTTAAATTTGCTTTTGAAAGGGAAGGAGTACACTCTATAGATACACTTAAAGATGAATTAAATGGGATAGTATTAAATGGTGGAACCATAGATACTAAAAATACAATTAATATGGAATTTAGTAAACAGGATTTACTTTAAAATAAAAGATGCCTAAAAAAAACGAGCCTAAACTTACTCCTAAACCTTATGTTGAGAGCGGTAACATAGAGGCACATATTATTGCAGATATGCTTCGTATTGAAAGCATTACAGCAGAATTAAAAGAATTTAAAGAAGTAACAAAAGACAGATTAAACAAACTTGAAAGTTGGATAATTGCTATTGTTGGATTAACATTTACTACACTGATGACCACAGTAGTAGGTCTATTAATGAAGGTACTATGAGATTAGAAGAATTTGCAGATGAACCTATTATAGAAGCCAGAATGGTATGGCGTAAAATGGGCAACACAATTAAACGTGCTATCAGATGTACAAGTGGTAGACGTAAAGGCAGAGTTGTGAGTAATCCCTCGCAATGTAATAAACCAATTGATTTTAAAAAACGCCTTACAATGAAAAAAACAAAGGCTAGGCTAGGTTCTAGAATGGCAAGGCGATCCCAAAGAACAAAACGTTTTAACATACAAAGTAAAAGAGTAAGAGCTCTTAATAAGAGACGATAATGAAATTTACTGAAGTCAAAACTTTAGAACATTTATTAAAAGAGTATGGCACCGTAGGTGGGGGTGGTCATGGATCAATGGCTAAATCAAATGCCAAAGTAAAAACAGGAACATCTGTAGCAAATAAAGACGCATCAGTAAATTCTCCTACCACAACAGGCAACAGGCCACCAAAAGAGCCAATGGTAGAGCCAGTACCCGCAAAAAATATAAAAGTAGACCCTAAAAATCAGCAACCAATGATGGTAAGTATGCAAGGGAAAAAAGAACCTTATGAGGTAGTTTCTCCTGTAGATGACGGTGAAAATCCTGAAGCATTAGTTGTTAAAGATAAAACAGGCAAATTTATTGCCATAGCAAAAGATGAAGAAGTTATAGAAATACCTGAAGGAAAACTTAGTAAGTTAGCAAGTCGTAAAGGAAAAAAATTAAAGATAAAAGACCTTAGATCCAGAATAAAAAAACTATCCAGAAAAAGATTAAAAGAACAACCGGAAGAATTATTTGAAATAAACTTTAACAAAAAAGAAATAGCCGTACAGGCTTTAGATGCTCCTGTAAAATGTGGTTTTGAAGCAGAAACATTTTTTTATAGTGTAGAGGGCGGTAGTTCTAATGACGTAGATGAAATGAGTGTTTCTGATATTGAATACGAATACGGTGATTTGCCAGATCAAGTATGGGAAGACTTTGAAGACTGGTTATACACTAAAGGACAAGAAGAATATTTAGATGACATAATAGAAGATAAAGTAAATGAGGTCAGAGAAGATGAAGACTACTTAAATGACTTTATAGATAGTGGAGACGGTCCAAGTTCAGAAGCAATAGAGCGATACAAAAAAGATTTTGAAGAAGAAGATCCCAAGGAATACGAAAACCGTGAAGAAGATGGTTGGGATTATATGAACTGGGTTAGAGAATATGTTGAAGAAGAATACGAAGAAGCATATTTAGAATGGTTAAGAATGGATGTACAAGAAGATAATGATCTAGACGATGAAGCCAAAGAAGCCGCAAGAAGTGATTATAGTACTGAAGATTGGATATACGACAACTACAGTTACATGAGCAGTTTCCTTGATGATTATGGTTATGAGTATGGCAGTGGCAATGGCGATGTTGAAGGTGTTGCAGATGAATTAATGGTATGGATTAGAGATAATAGTGAATTTAAAGACTATCCGGAATCAGGAGATTACGGCGATACTTATACTACAACTAGTTGGGCAGTAGAAAAAGACAGCAGTATAGAACCCGATGAAGGCACTGGTGCAGAACTTATATCACCTGTGTTTAGTAGTCCTAGACAGATGCTCACAGAAATGAGAAGTTTATTTAACTGGAGTGAAACAAACTTTGGTACAAACAACTCTACAGGACTTCATATCACAATGAGTTGGCAAGGCAAAGGAAAAGAACAAAATAAATTAAAAATGGCATTGCT